TTCAACCCCGCAGTCGGGTCACTGTTCACCATCTGCATAGTCCCGACAAGCTTATTGATTTGAGCTTCAGACGCCTTACGCAGCCTGATCAAGCCTTCGTAGGTGACATTCGAGGGCGTGATGATCGCATCCGCTAGCCGACGCAGCAGGAGTTCTTCACGCCAGTCACTGCGCATCTCAGCGGTCGCTTTACGGTTCGGTTCAGGCTTCCCAAGACGCCGCATTTCGTCTTTGATTTCGTTAATCCGCGAGTCCGAGCGGGCCTCGACCACAAAGATGCGCTCCGAAGCGATGATTTCTGCTTTCACGGCGTTGTATCGCTCAAGGAGATCTTCTTCATCGCGTTCCGTTTTGCTGCTGGCCTCGTATTCGGCGATGATGCGGTCGAGTTCAACCATGAGGTCGGCGCGCATCGTGATTTTTACTGCACGTCGTCCCGGGCGGACGCCTTCTACGAATGCGGCGAAGTCGAAGTCTTCAACATTTAGGTCTTCTGTGACGTCAACGATGTCGCCTTCTGCGACCGCATTGTCGAGTTGTTCTTCTATGGTGCGATTGCCCTCGGCCATGGACGTATCTTCACGGGACATTATTTTTACCTTTCACGGGACGGGTGCGTGTGCGGCGACGGTCTGTGTCGTCGTCACGCACGGGGATGAATACGCGATGCTTGACCCAGCCACGCGCGCCAGGGGCCTTGTCTAAAATCCGGTTGCCGTTTTCGTCTTTATAGAAAACGACCGCATGGACGCCATCGGCAGCAAACCGCAGTTCTTGCAGATAGTCCGCGTCGAAACCGGATGAATTAATTAACGCGACGTACTGGTCCCGGGTGATGAAATCGGGAATACCTTCAATTGTTTTCGCCATTACCTACTCCTGGTTTCAGGCTTCACGGGATAATTAATGTTTTGGTGCTGTCGGTGCCGGGTCCCGTGATCACCGACACCGACAGCGGTCTAAAAGGGGCAGGGATTAGCCGCCACCGCCGCCACCAGCGACAGGCGGTGTACCACCAACCCACTTGTCTTCAAACCCGTCAGCAACGGTCACGTGTGCTTCACGCTTCTGCCACCCAGCCGTATCCGACGCCCGCCCCATACCGCCAGCAATCAGCTTGTAGATCGACACTTCGTCGCCTTCCTCAGCCTCCTCGGTGTGCTCCTTGCCACCATCACGCAAAGCGACCCACACCTCCGAACCGAACTCCTTAAAAGCCTGGAAAACGAAATCTTCTTCCACCTTGATTTGCTTCGTGCCCGGCTCATAAAACCGGTAAATATTCATCGAAGCGGCATACGTCTTAGACGTAGGAGTCTCAGCCGATGCGCCTTCACACAGCGAACCGTCATTTTCAACGTTCGGTGTGGAAGCACCAATACTGAAACCGGCGTTACCGATCGAGCAGGAAGCGTTCTCGCCACCGTTGATTTCTGCGGCGGTGGGAGCGTTCGGATCTTCAGGCTTACCCTCGAGTATCCAGAGGGTGCGTTTCTTATCCGCGAGCATGCGAGCCATTTTCGGGCCCCTTTCTGTACAGAATTGATTGGTTTCCTTGCAAGGAAAAAGGCACCAAACAGGTGTCTGGTGCCTTCAAATACCCGCTCACGGGAACGCGGGAAAACTAGTTACTGCTTGGGTGTGCCATCCAGCGCGTAAAGATCAACACCAAAGAACGGGTAACCCTTTTCGGGAAGCGACACGTCTTTGTCTGGCTGGATGTCCTGGGAATCGTACGGTTCACGAAACTCAGCCACGCTCCATGTGTCTGATGCCGGCGCGAAACCAACCAGAGCGGCACGCACAATCTTCGACATCTCCAAGACACCGAGCGCGAACGTGGAGACCATCGTCACCCCGAGCGTGTCCCGCAAATCACGGGTCCCGTCCATCGGCCCAACTTCGAGCTGACCTGAGCCGGTCCACAACAGAACGTATGGATATTTCGGGGCGTCAGGCACATTAATGAAATATGTTCCGTAGCCCTCGGCTTCGAGGCGCGCCTTAATGGATTCGATGAGGGTTTTCACCCGAAAATCTCCTTCTCCACAATGTCACCCAAATGCTCTTCGAACGCCGGGACTTCACGCGCCAAAGCAGCCTCCGGGTTCTCAACAGTTCCACCGCCACGCGAGGTGCCGAAGTAGGCGATATTTGCGAGGGAACCGGGGCGGCCTTTAACGGGCCCGATCTCCGCCTCAAAATCGTCCACCATGTCATAGGAAATGCCCGGCGCAAACCCCTTAAAGTGACGAGATTTACGCGCTTGGGTTTGTAGATCATCCTTAATGTTGGTGGCACCCTTTTTTACGACCGCGGCAATATTCGGACGCAACCGAGCATCAACATTCGACAAGTCCGCGGCGATTTCGCGGGCGCCCTCAATATCGACCGAGAAACCGTCAGCCACGGCCCTTACCCGCGCTCGCCCGCTTGGACTTATCGTCGCCACCAGCCGATGCCGGAGCCTCCGTGGTCTTAGCCTTGGGCGCCTTCCGGGCCGGTACCGCAATATCGCGAGCTACACCGGTCACCGCATTACGAATAACCATCTTGCTCATAAACTTTTCACGCCTCTCTGGTTGTGTTCACACAAAATTTTCTGTCGCACCCCTTGCGACCGGGGAACCTCTGAAGCGACGCGGAACTCCAAACTGGTGAGTCGCGGGTTGTCTCGCGTGCGTGTGATTACGACAACGTCGTCTTCTTCAACATCCGCCCCAATTGGCAGATTTAACTCAATGCGGCCTTGCACTACGGTCACGCCTGCCGAATCGAACGTTGATTCGAATGCCACACCTGGGTAAGAGACCCAACATTTCCCGTCGTAGTGGGGGTGATCTTCGGGCCAGCTCGGGTCTGGGTAGACCTGGACCATCGTGACGGTCTCGCCACCGCGCCCGTCCGAAACCTTCTCGCCCGCGCGGCGGATAACGCACGCGTCGCGCATCCGCGATTCGGCTGAGCGGCGTCCCATCTCCAAGACGCCACCTATATTCATAGCGGCCACCCCTTACGGTCAGGTTCGAAACCTGGACGTGTCGAGAACGCGCCCGTCACCGCGTCAGGAATTAGTTCCCGCCATTCCTCATCGGTGGGCCACAAATCGGCCTTCTGCGACCCACGGTCGTAGTAGTAGTCATCGATCCGCTCAGACCGCAAACCGGTCGGGTTGTTGATTTTGCGGATAACAACATCAACCACGACACCAACAACCGCTGCTTTATATGCGGGGGCTTGGATCCGTTCATCAAGATCGGGGATCCGCGACCGAATACGGCCCTCAACTCGCCCGATCCACGACTCAACTTGCGTCGATTGGGGCGGGACGATGGGGCGGCCAAGAGCCGCCGAAACATCAGCAATAGTCGTTATCGAAGCCATGACCACCCCACCTCCTTCCGCATCAACCGGTCAGTCTTCGGGATCGCCAGGATCCGTTTCGACGGGCTTCCCGGTGTCGATATCTCGGGTCACCTCGACGGGTTTGTTGTCGTTGTCGTAAACCGTGTACGTCTCCGTACGGCCCTGCGATTCGGGTTCCGGATCGGTGATCGGATCACCAGGCACAACGGCATTAACCGTCTGATGACCGTCGCCCGCTGCCGCCGCCTTGTCAGGACGAACCGATGTGGCCCGCTCCTTCTCATCGAAAGTGTCCGCAGGAGCGTCACCCGGATCCGTAGGCTGCGGCTTCGTCACGTCCTCAGAGAGCCGAGTAGTTTTCGGCTGTGTCTTCTTAGTCATCTGTTCTCTCCTTAGTTGAGCTTCACGCCACGCAGTCGAGCCGCAGCGCGGCCACCCTGAGCGACGAGGCCGGTGTAGAAATCGATGCGGGTGCGGTAGGCGGGCTTCTCTTCGAGTTCGCCCAAGAAGTAGGCCTGCAGCCCGCCGTTAGTGATACCCATGACGCCGTGGTCAGCGAACGAGTTAGCGAACTTCACCGCATACAGGTCGCCGCCATCGGTAGTGTCGTACGGGAGGATGCGACGCCCCGACCAGTGCTCGCCCGGGTCGAGGAACGGCACACCGTTCCACGTGAATTCACGCTTCCCTGTGATTTCGGAGTTCACATAGTCCGCGCCCCCGACCTTGCGGCCAAGGGACTTGAGCCGGGTGATGATTTTGCCCGGCGCGTACACCACGTCCGGGAGATCCCCGTAGACCTGCCCGAACAGCAGATCTAGGTCGTCCAGGAGCCCTTCCTGGGATGCCGTAGCGGTTGCATCGATCACCTGCTCGCCAACGAGTCGCTTACGCAGCCCGTCGAAGCCCTTCGGGTTCACATCAACGTCACCGTTGAACATCGCATCCACATAAGTGGCCTGCGCCGACTCAAGCTTCATCCGAACCTGGTCAGCCATGAGCACACCAGTCGATGCAGAGAACGTCTTCTCGATGAAGCGGTCAACGTCCGCGTCACCACCGAGGATGACCAAGCGTTCAATGTCCTGGTTCACCACACCGGTCGATTCGATATATGCCTCGTTCACGGTACGGAAAGCAGTACCGGGAAGAACCTTGTCCTTGTCGTACGCGTATGCGTTACCGGCGATCCCTTCGAAGGGAAGTCGGTCCCACACCTGCGAGACCTGCACAGCGGATTCGAGCGCGCCCCGGCGAACCGGATCGGTCTCGTTAGCCGCAGCCTGTGCGAGAGTTACAGCCATTTTTGGCCTCCTATTTTGGTTTATTCGCAGGCGTGAAAGTAGCCTGCGGTTACTTGCTTGTTATTTGCGCGTCGAAAGCGCTTGCTAGTCGTTCAGCGCCGGGCTTGAGGTTGTCCATCTCCGGTTTGCCGCTGCCCCCGCCTTGAGTGGGATCAACGAGACCGTCACCCAAAGACGCCTTGCGTAGATCGGCGAGGCGTTGGGCCTGACTGATGAGCTGTTCTTCCGTGTCGCCGGTAAGGAACATTTCAGCGTCAGAAGGCTTATCGCCGTCGCCCGGTTTAGTGGAGATACCGAACTGCGCTGCGATCCGGTACCGCAACGCTTCGGCTTTCACAGTCGCGACTTCTTGCGTCGCCGTTTGTGCGGCCTGCTGGGCGGCCTTTAACTCGCTTTGTGCTGCCTTCAATTCATCTTGAAGTTGCACGAGTGGCAAGTTCCCCGACTCGAGTTCAGCGATGCGCTTTTCGGCCTGCTTGCGGGCTTCGCGCTCGCGCTGCAAGGCCTTTAAACCCTTTTCGCCTAACCCTTCCGGATCAGTCTGCTCGTTTTCGCCTTCGCCCGGCGCCGGGACGGTCTCTTGCTCACCGCCGCCACCACCGGAGCCACCTTCGCCCGGGCTGGCCGTTTCATTAGTGATAAACCGCAGCCAGGGGCGCAGATTTTTTGGCATTGATTTCTCCAAATCGCTCGGAAAGAACCCGAACCGGAATCGCCCCGGCCGGGAAAATAGGGAACGGCTCTACTTGATATAGATCTGGCCGTTTGTGTTGAACCACCGCAAATAGTCCTTGCGCGCGGTCTCAACCACTCGAGGGGAAGCCGGTTTAGTGCGCTCCGCCGCGGCCAGCGCCCCGGTCGGATCGGCAGTGTTACCGAATCCCGGGGACGTGTACGGGTCGATACCTCGCAGCGCGGTCTCATACCGGATCCGCGCATCATGGAGCCGCCTCTCGGCAGCGGTCATCGTGTACCGACTGTTCGGGTCGCGCACGCCCGTCCTGCGGGCCTCCTCGACCGCTTGTCGCGCTGACATGCGGGTCCCACCGCGCCCCAGAGCGCCGTAACCCTCACGTTGACCGACCAGCGCCCCGCCCGGAACCTGACCAGCCGGAAGGATATAGCCATGCTCCCGCAACAACTGCTGCGCAACCTCACGATTACCGCGCGCTTGAGCGTAAATACTCTCCGGGGTCATGCGACGCTGCCCAGGTCGCAGCACGGTTGATGCGTAACCACTGGATGTGCCCGAGGTCGTGAAATAACCGTTAGGCGTCATCCCGGCGCGCGCGTTCACAACCTGGGACATGTCAGCGCCGTCCCGAATCGCTTCCGCACCGGCTTTCGTAAAAACCCGATCCTGTTCCTCAGGAGACAGCGACTCAAAATATTGATACGGGTCGACCCGCAAATCATCCGAACGTGACTCCGCTGCAGGGATATGCGTGCAGCGGCATCGTGGGTGGCGCATGAAACCCTGGTTCCACCGGAACCATTTCCCGGCCATGATCACGCACCGCGAACAAGCATCAGCCTCGATCATCCGCACATAACCGACTCGCGGCGTCGCAGCGATCTGCAAACCGCCGCCCGTGCGCGCGACATCTGTGATCTGAGTAGCGACAACCAAGCCCAACGAGCCCGCCGAAGTGCCTCGCGCAACTGAAGCCACAAGAGGTGAACCATCACCGCTTACATGCGCCAACTGTGAAATATCCACGAAGCCATCCGGCCACTGAGTCACGTCCTGCGCGTGCAGTTGCTCTGCTACTGACACAGCCCCATCGGTTGCGGCCATAAATTTGAAATGAGCCAACACGACGGCCTTAGACGTTAAACCTCCACGCCGTGTTACTCGGAGCGCCTCACGCTCAACACGCAACATGCGCGCTTGATGGGCTTTTGCTTTAGAAAGAACCGTCATCATCGGCGCCGAACGTCAACATTTCGCGCGCCTCGGCTTCCAAATAGCCGCGCTCACGCGCCTTGCGTTCCTCCGACCAGCCGAGTTCATCCCAGTAGCCTTCACGGGAAAGAACACCTTGGGAGCGACGCTTCATTAAAGCGTCTTCACGCTGCGCCACAGTTGGCGTAGACGGGTCGAAATGATCGGCCTGAATCCGGTTCCCCTCAACCCATTCACCGGTCTTAATGCGGTAAGCAAGGCCGCCCGCCCACCCAACTGTTGTGGCTTCGTCCTCGTTCTTATCCTCAACCGTGTTCACGAGCTGGATCTCATCAGCGATAACCGCGCCCTCAGTGGCAGGGATAGATCCCTGAATACCGAAATAGCGGGCCGGGAACCCATAAACAGTTGATGCTTGCTTCCCGTAAATGTTCAGCGCGGTCTCAAAGTTTTTCAGATCAGCTGCGGTCAACTGGCCCACGCGAGCGCCCGCGTCTTTCAGCATGTGGATAGCGTCGAAATACGCTTCAAACATTGGGATCATCTCGCCCGTCACCGGGTCAAGGAAATCTTTCTTATCCACTCCCGACATCCACATGCGCGGAATGCCGTGCGCTTCTTGCGCGAACTGCAGATTAGTGAGCGAACGCGCCGCAGCGTCCATCAGCGGAATAATGTCCGTCAACTCGGACTCGCCCACAATCGGGCCGCTCATCTGCTCATTCAGATCCATAATCATCGGCACCGTGCCCAGACCATGAACCTGATTCGCGATCTCATGCCAGCGTCCCCGCTCAAGCGTGAACTGCTTCGTGTAATCCGGCATCATCAACGTGATGTGCGTCGGCTCTGTCGGAGTCAGTGAGCGCGCCAACCCGTCCGGAACATGCGCCGGCGTGGGCGCGAAAAACCGGGCCGCAGCAACCAATGTCGCAGTGCGGTTATCGACCTTCGCTTCAACCTGACGCGGCGACTCCACCCGCAGCAACGGCGCGTCACTGCCAACCTCTTTACGGCCAGCAGAAATGAACGCCCGCCCAAACACGTATCTGTCTTTGCGCAGCCGCTTCATCTGAGACGACATGTTGTTGTCATTCCAAATCTGCCGCAACTGAGCGTCAGTCTTTTCTTCGCCCGGCAAGTAAAGGCCACGCACTCGCTGACGGGAAGAAATGGTGCGCACAATGACACGCGCCCAGTTCGCCATCACCACGAAATCACGCATCGACGGCGGGATTGCCATCCCCAACTGCACCAACGTGTGAATCAGCTTGTAGTAGCGCTCATGCTTCTCATCTACCCGCCAGTTGGCGGAACGCTGCGCATAGAGTTCGTCAAGAACTTCTATCTCTTTAGGAGTAACAGCCACAGGTCACCCCCAGGGTTCTTTGTTCTTATCGTGGTAGACGGAAATAAGTAGATTCAGACTCATCGGCCCAGCCGGCTGCACGCGCGTCAGCCGCGGCCTCATGCGCCAACACGTCAGACATCGCGACGTCCATCTTTTCGTGCTCAGAAGGCTTACCGAGCGTGTATTTGTCGCCCGGTTTCGCAACCTTCACCGCGTTCAACGCGTGCTGACGAAAATATGGGCACCCATCATGCGTAGTCGTTTTCTCGACCGTTAAATCAACGAAATAACGCTCCAACGCGCCATGCATGCGCGTGATCTTGTTCGTAGGCCACTGCACAAACACGTCTTCACCATGCTCAGACGCCCACGCATCAGCCTGTGTTTCCCAATGGCGAGGATCAATATAAAACCGCTTCACCTTGTACCGCCGCGTGATCTCATCGACCGCGGCAACAACCTCGCCGCGCGGAATGTGCCCATTCCACTGCGCCGGATCCCACACCGCCGGGCGCCTATCTGGCCCATAAGTTGGTGTGAACCGGTGCCCGTCGAGCGTCTCTAACCGGATCGCAGTCCAGTCATTCGTCAGCGAACCGTCCATGCCACCACAAACCGTGGCACCATCTTCAGGTTCAGGAATATCAACCGTTTGGTCTTCAACTTGCGCCTCGGAAAGGAACCGGCCTGCGCCCCGCACGAGACGGTTACCAAAAAACCGTTCCGCATCCGCCGGATCAGTGACCATCAGCTCAGCGCACTCAGCTTCGATCGAATCGAGAATGATGTGATGCGCGCCCTCATACACGTATTTGAGGATCCGGCGCCGCTCCCGCGCGTTCTTAAACGACAATGACTTACCGTCCTGCCGCCGCAAAGCCACATCAGGGTTACGCCAATACTTGAAAATATCCGGAGCCGTCGATTCGAGCGTCACCTGCGCGTACGACGCCTGCGCCGGGTCAAAAGCGTTAGTCGTCTCAAAAGACCGCCCGCCCATACCCGCGGCGCCGCGCCGCATCGTGTTCGCGACCTTAATCAACTTATTCGCCGGCGTATACAGGCCCGACTCGTCAAAAAACGCGGCCGACAACGGCTGCCCGAGCCGCGATTGCGCCGACGCCGTAACCCGGTCGATCCGGTCATTATCCGGATCATCCGAATCGCCAACGATACGAATGAAATTCTCACGCGGGCGAAGCAGGTGCTTCAACGGCCCGAGGTGAATCATCGACACCAACGGGCGCCAAATGTTATCCACCTGGTCATCCGAGGTAGCCATGATCTGAATCAGAGGCGAAGGATGCCGCCGCCCCATAGGCTCGCCCGGCAAATACTCGTACTCCCAGCCGCACGGACAAGACCAGTCTGCGCACGCGTAATAATCGCCGTCCTCAGCCCAGCCAAGAAACTCAGACGGGCCCACAGCAGCAAGCGCTGCGCGCGTAGCGGTCCACGGACCCTTACCCATCTTCTGCGGCGCAATAACCTGCGAACGGCGATACACGAATGCCTGGTTCAACAGCGGACGATCAAGATCCGGCTGCTGCGCGTCCTCACGGATCCGACCATCATTCGCGGTACACCAAAACTGCCAGTCATATTCACGAAACGGCGCGCCGCGCTGATGCCGATCCGGAACCCGGCAATGCTGCTCGATCCAAGCCGACCAAAGATCGCCCAACGTCGGGAAATCAACAACGAACTCAGGCAGGCTCACTACGCACAGCCCTCATCCGACGCTGCGGGGCCTCCTTCCGCTCAACCACCCGCGAAGGCTCCGAACTAATCTCAGGCTGAGCGACCGCCCAACCGTTCTCACGCATCCCAGCAGGCGTCAAACCAAGCTGATCACGATAACGGTGCAACTGAGCCACCAACGCAGCCTTCGGCTCCTGCTCGATAGCAGCAACGATCCGGCAATACTCAGCCAGAACCTGCCACCGCCAAGACTCCAAAGCCCAAGCAGCAGCCTGCGGGGTGCGCCAAGACGCCTCCCACACTTCAACCTCTCGAGCATCAGCGTCGGGAAGCGGGAAGCCCGGGATATCACCGGCATACCCCTCATTCGGCAAAGCCTGAAACGACAAGGCACGCCGCTCAGAACGGCCAGAAGAAGGATCCACTGCGGGCCCAGAACGATTACGAGCCCCGCCACGAGAAGACATACAAATCACACTCCGCATCGCGCAGAAGAAAACCTCTCGGCATCGCGCCAAGAGGCAAAAAAACCAAAATCAGAAAACGCAAAAAACGTGAACCGAAAATTTTGAACCCGTCGCACATTTTTAAGCCCTGACCGGCGGTCTTCGAACGCTTGTTCGAACCCCCTCCCCCCTCTTTTTTCGAACAAATGTTCGATTTTGTTCGGGTTTTTTGGTTCAGGTTTCTTGTGTTGTGGTCCAGCCGCTTGCTGTGCGGGCGGTCTTGCGGTCGTGGCATGTCTTGCAGAGGCCGCGTCCGTGTGTTGGGTTGTTGGGGTCTAGGCCTTGGGTGAGGAGGTCCCGGCGCTCGGTGGGGTGGTGGTCTGCGA